CCTTGATTGAATCAACAACACCAGTTAATTCTACTTGCACAGTATTTCCTGTATTATAATTAATACTTGATTTAGTTCCTACCCAGTAACCACAATTAGGAGTATAACAATAAGAGTGATCATCATATACACCTAAGTTATCTTTAGAACCACATTTAGGACATTTATCATGCCTTATAAACATCTTTTATATTTACCTTAAAGGTTTATTAAAGGTGTAACTCTTAAAGTTACTCTTATAGTTCTCTTATAGTAACTCCTCTAGGTTGATTAGAACAAACTTAGCTTTGTCCTCCAAGGAAGAGAACTTGATAAATCTACCAGGTTTCTTGTAATCAAAGTTCTGACAATGAAAATACTCAACCGTCATCTTACGATCTGACCAGAAAATTACATTGTCCCTTTGGACACCATAGAACATCTTACTACCAGCCATCAAACATGCCTCTAGGACCGCATAGGAAGCCCTAGGAGACGTTTTGAGGGGTAGGGTAGTACCAACCTACCGGGTACCCCTCTCAGAGCCTCCTAGAGCCTGTTTTAGAAACCTTCCTCGAACTTGTCCTTGTCGTTCTCGGATCGTTCCACCAGCCGTACAGCTTGTACGTAAGGAGTGACTCCGTGGACTGGTGAGACCTTACCCAAAGACACACTAAGGCGTACCTTGGACCCCCAAGGAATCTCTCCTTCAACAGGGTTATTATCAGTATCCACTACCTTTACCAAGTATTGGCTCTTGAACTTCCGTTGAGGAGTACCATTATAATCTTTAATCTTTACCCCTTTGGACATAAGGAGATCTTTAGTTTCTTCACTCAAAGCAAGTACCAAAGAATATGCTCCAGTAGAGCGACCAAGATATTCCTCGTGCTTGGTGAGATTAGAAAAAGCAACTACACCTTCAATTACCATTTATTCATCCTCATTATTAAAAGTAACATATGTGTTACCAGCATCTTCAATATAAGTATCTTCCAATACCTGATCTGAGATATTGGCACATTGAGAACACAAATCCAAGAAAGAATTAGTTATACTACACTTTCTATTTAACTCATATTCCTCCAATATAATATCACAAGCCTTACACCGCATAATACCAAAGTCCATTATAGTTAATTATTCTCTACGGTCATGCTTTGAAGCAAAGTAGAGAACCACCCAATAGGTGAGAAGCCCACAGAGGGCTACTCCAAGGATTGCAAACAATGCAACCCAAAAGACCATTAATATAATCTCAAACATTAAACTTATCCTTGAATTCTTCCCACTGGTCAGGGTTACTATAGTGTCTAATGACTTTCTTTAGTGCCTTGTGGAGTTTCCTACTGTAGTCATCTTCAATTGTATCATTGATTGCAAATGTCTGAATCAATGACTGCCTTACAATCTCTTCAATGCAGTCATGGCTCAATTCAATTTCTGTTTTCATTTAAAAAAACCACTTGTGGATTTCTGCGATTCCTTTGTCCGACATCTTGTCGTACTCTTTCCGCTTGTTGTGTTTATAATAATTAAGCAGATCCCAGACTGTCATAGTTTGACATTCATGCTCAATCAAAGCCTTAATCATATCTTCTTTTGTCGTCTTTTCGGTCACAACATTATCTTCTTCGTAATCTTCAAAGCAGTCATGTTCAGGATAACGTACACTCATTTACACTCTCCTGCTGTTAAGAAAACTCACGGGAACCAAAGGGGTAACCTTCTTCGTCGTCCCAATCGAATTGTGGATCAAACCAAGGCAATTTGTCAATACGCCCTTGGAAGTTATGTTGAAGGTTTTTGTGTCCATTCTCATGCACATAGTGAGGTGACTTGTAGGTTTCAATCAGGTTGACAAAATAGGAATACTCCATTGTGTCACCGTACTCATCCTTGATCTCTTTGTCTTTGAGATACTTCTTCCACTCTTTCCAGGAGACCAGCCCTAGGTGTTTGTAACCTTGGAAGTGAAAACACCACCCAAAGGATGACTTGCCTATATGTAATTCTTTGTCGTATCTCCCACAATGGGAGCACTCATTAGTCACTACACAGAAGTTAGTTCCCATGCTTTGTCTCCCATAGTAACTTCTCAAAGAGAGAAAACACATTCTCGAATTTCCTCTGATAGATTGTTTCTAAACCTAAAAGATAATTGTCCAGGTTGTCGTACTCCTTGGGTTGTAATTTAAAGTGTTCTATGGTTTGCCTGAGTAGCTGAATGTCTTCAATGATACCCCAAGCTCCCATGATGGCTTGCTCTAGCTCAAATTGTGTCATGGTCTTTCTTCCACTTTGGAGTTTCTCTCTATGTGGTCAATAACCAGGTCAGTGTATATTTGGAATTCTTCATCATAGTCCGAAGCCCAGTCTATTACCCTGCCTTCGCTTTCATCATCATCCCAAAATACAAACCCTGCTTTCTTAGCTAAGTCCCAATATGTTTTGTTCACTTATTCATTCCTTACTTTCCACGATGCCAGCACCCTACTAGCCACAACGAACCAAACCACACCAGCATTGTGCCTGCGCCGAGACAAACCCCATAGATTCCTTTATCTAGCCCTGCCAGGGCACCTACAGTTACAAAGAAAATTAAAATCGGGGTGCCTGGATGGCTGCCATATTTTTCGGAGTATTGCGCACCTTTAATAAGTATATTGATCATGGTTTACCCCTTGCCCTAATTGCTTTGGCACAGTCAATGCACCCTTCGTTGTAGAGATATTGTGTCCATGCTGCCGTTGTCTCCTCGCACACTTTGGCACACTCCTCACGTTCTGCTGCGGCGACGAGATCGGCGAATCTTTCGCACCACACATCAAACGGCGTGCTTACAAGCGGGCCAGCCTCTTTCGCCATGCGGACAATTTCTTCCCTGTTCACTTATTAATTCCCCTTGAGTATCTAAAGTTATTGATACCTTGGTTATCGCTAAAGGGTCTCATGAGCCAAAGTGTAACCTTTGACTTTTTACTCTTTAAAAATTCCTTCATGGATTGTTTCCCGGACATCAGCGAAACCTTACGATAGTCTAGGTATTCTTTCTCAGCATCTTCCAAAGCCTCATAGGCTACCACTAACTCAGCGGCTTCCTCCGGTGTCGGTGGCTGTACATGTTTCCATGCAAACCCACGAAGGATGCCTGCTACTGTACTTTTTTTGATACCAAAGAGATTGCCAATGGTTTCATTCTTTACTTTCTTAATTCTCTTTAAGGCGTGAATTAGTTTGACCTTATCCTCATTGAGCTTTGCCTTAGAATTAAATATACCTTGGTTTTTCATTTTACCAATCCAATGTGGGTTCAAAGAGGGAGGATCGAATCAATTCATCAATGTCAAAGTAATCTAATACATTAAGATCTAATGTCAGTATGCCCTGGGCAATATGGTTGTCTAGGTTGTCTTGGTTCATTGATATGTATTCCTTCAAACCTTGCCACAACGCCTCGGTATCGAGGAACGTCCTTTTCCACGGTCCCAAGGATTCATCCTGCACTAGGTGCTGGAAATTGATGGAGATTGTTCCGCCATGATCATCCTTAGCTGCATATCTTGGCAAATCGTGACCTGCCCAGTATTGGCAATCCGTGACTGCTTCTTCCAAAATGTCACAGCAAAAACGATGAACCTCGGTTTCTGAATATTTCAATACAATTGTTTTCATGCTGTTTTCTCCTGTAGCCACGTAGGAGCCTCTGAATGGGCGTATACGAGGATTTGTGCTTTGTTGGTACGGTAGTAGTCCCTATAGGCTGCAACGGTCTCTGAAGGGTTCCTATGAAGCTCTAGGGGCATACACTGTGGCGGTGGCGTGAATGGTACCTTGGGAATTTCTAAGGGATCAAACATAGCAATGTGTTTACACTTTGACCATGCCAAGTGCTCACGATTATATCGTTTCTGGTACTCATCTGCGAGTGCCTTAAAATGCTTCACGGTCCAATGGTAATGATGGATTGATTCTCTAACCCAGACAGCACTAGGGTGATTTTTGTGTGTCACCCTATAGGGGATATAAACTGGTTCTGTCCCTAGCACATGGTGCGCCGTGCAGATTAACTGGGCTGTCTCTAGCGTCATCTTGACCACGTGTTTATCGCACTGCATTTGTGCTGCTAGTGTGGGGTTTTCGTGTAAGTAAAATATATTCATGATTGTTCACCACTATCTGTAGTATCTTATATCTGCTCTCTGATCGAAATTGTCTGGTCTTGATCCGCCATTGGCGTCGGCATACTCTATTTGCCGTTGCCTGTGTTGGATTAAATCAAAATCCTCGAATCTCTCATAACATGCATCTTCTGGCTTATGTGGGAATTTCCAGACAGGGCATTTGCATGGGATGTACTTTAGGTGACGCTTCTTTTTCATGGCTTGGTTCCCTTGATGATGCTTCTGGCATAGTGCTCTGCTAGTTCCTTGTCTGGAAATATCAGAATCCCTACGGTTTCGTCCGCATCTGTGTCCCTGAATTTGACTCTGTAACGATTGGTCCCTTCGGATAGTTCAGTAACGATAACCTCAAGACCATCTTCGGAATTAACTATGTGCAATATCTCAGGTGCGTTCATTGGGTTTCCTCATGGTAAGGAAACACTGATTCCGTGTTCCCATTGTACGGCTTGGCGCATAGCACATACCCTATGCAATTCACTATGTGGAATCCTACTGACAGGTACAGTTTACCGTCGCAATCGAGCACACTCCATGTGTGTTTTTCATCAATGTGTGCAGGCAATTCTGATTCATCCCAGAGCATGATCCCAGAGGGAGATTCTATCGCATCGTACAAATCGAAAAAGTCAGTCATCATTCACCCCACAGTGAGCATTGGTACACGTGACGGTTACCGTCGGCATCAATCATAGTCGCACCACATGGTGATAGCAAGGCAAATAGGACCATCGCCCACAATGCACCGATCATTAGCGTCCCCGCGATTAACTCCACGAGGGATTTAGTGAGTGCTCGCATTCTTTGTTTCCTGATGCGACGTTGGGATATGGGGATGCTGGATTTTTTGACTGTTAACATTTCATGCTCCTCTGGCGATTATTTCGTTTGCTACCTCTGAGAGGTTCCGCATTGGAATACCTGCTATCAGTTGAACCTTGCGCTGCTTTGCGACCATGGAACGACCATGCCCGACATATGCGATCACAGACACGCTCTGTGACCAGCAGGCTTTACATGGTCCGCACTTGCCCTCGCGGGTGTACGCGGGACAGACATAGGCGTCGCCAGCAACCTGAAGGTTGTCTGATGGGACAATGGTGGACGTTGTGTGTCCCACTACACGCTCACCCGTGATGCTGTCGCTGCTATAACGCACGACCACATTGGGCAAAGCTTGCATGCGCTGGAACACGTCATGAAACTTCGTGAATTTGTGCATTCTGGTGGGGAGCCAATGTTGGCACCATGGGGTGCGTTCCATTACCTGAAGGATCTTCTCCGCCAGTTTCACGCTGTAGCAGTCACCAGAATCGAACCATCGGAAATAGCGGCTCGAGTCTAACTCGGTCACCATGTCATCAACCCACTCTTCCCGCTCCCAGTCTGTGCGATTGTGGAGTCTGGGGAGTTTGGCGTTGGCATACCGGTAGTTCCCCGACGTGGCATAGCAGCCAGAGCATGCAGGCACTAGTTTACCGTCCGAGCCCTTAGATCCGGGACAAGTGTCGATTGCCTGCAGGGACCATGACAGGCACCCAAGCTTGGAAGTCTTCGAAAGCTTCACACTCATTTTCTCTATCCTCTGTTTAGCCTGCCTCGTCGGTGCACGTAGGCTAACCCGTGCAGACCCGCCTAAGCGGGTTTCGGCTTTTAAGTTTAGTTACGCAATCTCCATCCCAGCAAATGCCAGAGATCCCGTGTCGTCGATGTACCAGTCGGCAGTCACAATCTGCTTAGTCTCGTCCAGTGCGAAAACGCTAACATCATCGTCGTGTCCCAAGTCGCGCATGACTTGAATCATCCTGCCCAACTCTCTCGAGTTGATCCACGATGCTGGATCACGAGTCTTGCATTGCATTGCGACGCATTCCTTAGCAACCATCACAAAAATCATCGATACTTTTACCATTGTCTTTACCCTCTGTTCAGATGATGAAGTCTTCATGATTTTCGATTCCCATCGCGACAGCCAGAGCCAGCACCTCGGCTTGCGTCTTGCTGCTCATCGCCGCCCGGTACACTCCAGACAGAGTACGCGCAGCCATGTCGTCCATTCCGTGTGCCTTCGCCATCTTGGCGGTCGCAATCTCGCGTGCTTCGATCTTGGTCATCTCTCGTCTCCGTAGTGGCTGCCAGTGCGGCACCCGATCAGTTAAAGTTAAATACATCCATCCTTTCGCATGGTATCAAAGAAAATTGCTTCTTTTCGCATCACGCGTAGTGCAGTGTTTACCTTTCGACAATGCTTTACAGCTTCTGCGATTTCACCATCGGACCAGCATTCCACAATATAATCCCAGCCTTCTCGGCCGTAGTGTTCCAAAGCATGCTGTTTCACTGCCTTAACCAGATTCTCTACTCTCTCATCCATCATCTACCCCTTATCAAATACACCAAACCAGACACAATTCTGAGGCTTTGCCTTCCTGACTGGTACTATCAGAAACGCTAGTACTGCGTGTCTTCTTCCTCCCGCGTGTCTTGTGTGCCTGAAGGGGCTCAAGGGGGCTCAAGGGGGCTCAAGGGGGCTCAAGGGGTGCACTGTAGGCTGCTACATTAGCCCTCACACTCGCCCCTTCAGCCACCCAAGTCTACCCAAGCCCACCCAAGTGCAGCCCCCTTGTGGTCCCTTGTGTTCCCTTGGGAGGTCCAAGGTGGGATCGAGGTGCATCTTGCGTGGCCTGGCGAATGTAATGTTATAACATAACAATCCGAGGGGGCGGGGGGGCGGGTAAGCACATGATAATTATTGTAGTAGGCACTTAGGTTTGCAAAAGAGTAAATTAGAAAAACACCCCTCTAGTCCCATCAAGTACCCATCAAGTACCCATCAAGTTTACTTTGGTATCACAATGGAATTTACTCTGGTATTTCCTGTTATTACCTGTGTTAGAACAATAGTAGACTAACCTATTAGGTTAATACAACCTATTGTGTGTAAAAGTAAAAGTAACACTATATGTAGTGATATGCCGTGTAGAACAAAAGGAGAACTTTGGTGTATAAAAAAAGGTAGTGCTAGGTGTTTACTTTAACTTAAAAATATGCTATAATAAAAGTATATATACACATGTAAGACTATAAGAGTTCTCTTAGAGTTCTCTTGATGTAACTCTTAGAGTAACTATAAGAGTAACCTTTAAGAATAAACCTTAAAGAATAAATACTAAGTAACTACTTAATGGATAACTTAAGACCCACTTAAGATACTACTAGGGGGTCTATTGCCCATGTCAAACGAAATAGAAACTGATTTAGTTGTCATCCCAGAAGGGGTTGTGTCTTCTACACCTCAGAAGGGTGTCATCACCAGAAAGACCACCAAGGGTAGACCCCCAAAGGCTTCCTTAAAGCCTAAGCCCAGACCTGTGGGGAGACCAAAGGGTGATGCAGCAATCATCAATGAGTACAAGCAAAGGATGCTTGCCTCCCCTAAGTCAGCTAAAGTTCTTGACTCTATTTTTAATGCAGCACTGAATGATGACCATAAGAACCAAGCAGCAGCATGGAAACTACTTATGGATAGAATGCTACCTGTCTCTGCTTTTGAGCAGGAGATTCAAAAGAACAATGGAAAGTCTGCAATCACAATCAACATCTCAGGTCTTGTATCCTCCTCAACAGACCAAGGTGATACATTAGACATAGACCCCTCCCAGGACGCTGTAGACGGTGAATACTTTGAAACCTAAGATTTACCATGGTCAAAAAGCAGTTGATAAGGTCTGTGAAGTGTACAATCTAAAGAAGCCCTTGCCCCTCCCTATGGAAACCATAATCCTCCATGAGGGGTACTGTGATGGTGAATACAAGGACGATAAGGGTGTGATAACCAAAGGTGTGGGTCAAACAAGGTTTTACCTTGATAAACCATTCCCTGAAGTGTATGAATCCTTTGTAAGACAAACCAAAGACCTCACTCCTCAATTTGAGTTTCTCAATGAGGAGACTCAAGCAGCGATCCTAAGTGCTATGTACAGGGGAGACTGGCAACAGTCCAGAAAGACCCGTATGTTGTTTAACCAAGGTAAGTTCAAAGAGGCTGCTAAAGAGTTCTTGAATAACAACGACTACAATCAAAGAAAACTTAACAACACTAATGATGGTGTGGTTAAGAGAATGGATTACATTGCCAAGGTGATTGCAAGTAATGAAGTATAGTATTGGCAAGAATCTAACAGCAGGTATATCCAATACTATCCTGACGGTACCTACGGGTTACCATGCTGAAGTCACTATGTTGTTTATCTCCAACATTGGTGGCTCCACTAAAGCAGTGACTTCTGCTTGGCACGATGGATCAACCATTACTTTTCTTGGTGGTAAATCAGTAGGTGCTTCTGACTTTGTTCAGTTTGGTGGTCCTTTGGGGTCTTTCCTGATTATGACGGATGGTGATTACATGACCATCACCCCTGAAGCAGGAAGCACGTTTACCTGTATTGTCTCCTTCCTCCTTTACCCCCACCAAGCCACTAACTTCACCTTCTGATGACTGAACTCAACGTCAAGCTACTCAAGTGGCAACAGACAGTCTGGAAGAACAATGAGCGTTTCCAGGTCATTGCTGCCGGTAGACGTTGTGGTAAGTCAAGATATGCTGCATGGAGAATGATTGTAGCTGCCCTTGACTCCAAGCCAGGGGAAGTGTGGTACATAGGTCTTACTCAAGGCAACGCCAGGGACATCATGTGGTCTTTGTTGCATGACTTAGCAAGGCCTGTGATTAGATCCTCCCATGTAAATAACCTACAGATTACATTAATCAACGGTTCCATGATCTCCCTCAAGGGTTCAGATAGACCGGACACCATGCGAGGTGCTTCCTTGAAGTTGGCTGTACTGGACGAGGCTGCTTTTATGAAGTCCTCGGTATGGGAAGAGATCATTAGACCTGCTTTGGCTGACCAAAAGGGCAAAGCAGTGTTCATTGGTACCCCTGAAGGTAGAAACTGGTTTTATGAACTCTTTGCTTATGCAGACAAGGCGGAAGATACCGATTGGGCTGCCTATCATTTCACCAGCTACGACAATGAAATGCTCGATAAGGAAGAAATTGACAATGCAAAGAAGTCAATGTCAACCCATATCTTCAACCAAGAGTTCATGGCGTCCTTTAACGCCAAGGAATCAGAGCTTTTCAAGGAGTCCTGGCTGAAGTTTGACACTGAGGAGCCTGAAGGGGGTGATTATTATATCTCCATTGACCTTGCAGGCTTTGAACAGGAAGGTAAAGCAAAGAAGAAACGTCTTGATGACTCAGCAATGTCCATCGTAAAGGTCACCGATGAGGGACTTTGGTGGGTTAGAGAGATCAAAAGTGGCAGATGGTCCTTTGATGAGACCATCAGAAACATCTTTTGGGCTGTTCAAAAGTACAAACCCATTGCTGTGGGTATTGAGAAGGGGATTGCCAAGCAAGCAATCATGTCCCCTTTGACTGATATGATGAAAAAACACAATTTGTTCTTTAGGGTAGAAGAGCTAACCCACGGGAACACCAACAAAACAACCCGAGTTGTCCACGCATTGCAGGGTAGATTTGAACATGGAAGGGTTATTCTCAATGAAGGTGAGTGGAACATTAAGTTCATTGACCAATTGATGCAATTCCCCTCCGTTCTAACACATGATGACTTGATAGATAGTCTTGCCTATATTGACCAATTGGCAAAAGTGTGTTATTCTTATGACTTTGAAGTGGACGAATGGGAAGAATTTGATCTTGTAGCGGGATATTAAGTAATGCTTGAAAACTATACTGCTGAAACTGAAGAACTCCTCGTAGAGCAAGATCTTGCTTCTTGGGTTCTTGACAAGTGCCAACAATGGCGTGACCACTACGAAAGCAATTACCAGCTTAAGCACGACGAATACTACCGTCTGTGGCGTGGAATCTGGTCTGCTGACGACGTAGAGCGTCTTTCCGAGCGTTCACGCATCATTGCCCCTGCACTTCAGCAGGCAGTGGAGTCCAATGTGGCTGAGCTTGAGGAAGCCACCTTTGGTCGAGGCAAGTGGTTTGATATTACGGACGATATGAATGATCCTGACCGTAGGGACATCCAGTATCTTCGCAATAAACTCTCCGAAGACTTTGAGAAAACCAAAGTACGTAAGGCAGTGGCTGAATGTTTGATCAATGCTGCTGTCTTTGGCACCGGCATTGCTGAAATCACCATCTCCGAAGAGAAGGAAATGGCTCCTGCTACGCAGCCTTTGATGGACGGACAGCTTCAGGCTGTAGGTGTCAACATCAAGGACCGTACTGTCGTCAAACTTCGCCCTGTGATGCCCAATAACTTCCTCATTGACCCTGTAGCCACCAGCATTGAAGAGGCTATGGGGTGTGCCATTGATGAATTTGTCTCTCGTCATCAAGTAGAGCTGCTTCAGGAGAAGGGTGTGTACTCCGATGTGTACATTGCCGATGCTCCTTCCGATACTGACCTTGAACCTGACCAAGATCTGACTGTTTACAACGACGATAAGATCCGTTTGACCAAATACTATGGTCTTGTGCCCCGTAAGTTGCTTGAGTCCGTAGAGGACAATGCTGAAATTATCAAACTCTCCGAAGATGCAGGAGAGGACTCCGACTCCATGTACATTGAGGCAATCGTAGTCATTGCCAATGAAGGTGTTTTGCTCAAGGCAGAGCCCAATCCTTACATGATGCAGGATCGCCCCGTCATTGCCTTCCCTTGGGACATCGTACCTAGCCGTTTCTGGGGTCGTGGGGTCTGTGAGAAGGGCTACAACAGCCAGAAGGCACTGGACACGGAGCTACGTGCCCGTATCGACGCACTCGCCCTCACAGTGCATCCTATGATGGCTATGGACGCCACTCGTTTGCCCCGTGGAGCAAAGCCTGAGATTCGTCCTGGTAAGATTATCCTCACCAATGGAGACCCTCGTGAAATCCTTAGTCCTTTCAATTTTGGACAAGTTAACCAAATTACGTTTGCACAGTCGCAAGCTCTTCAGCAGATGGTGCAACAGGCTACTGGAGCTGTGGATTCGGCTGGGATCGCAGGACAAGTTAATGGTGAAGCAACTGCTGCTGGCATTAGTATGTCTCTGGGTGCTATCATTAAGCGTCACAAACGTACTCTCATTAATTTTCAACAATCCTTCCTTATCCCATTTGTAGAGAAGGCTGCTTGGCGTTACATGCAGTTTGATCCTGAGTCCTACCCCGTTAGTGACTACAAGTTTGTAGCTTCCAGCTCCCTTGGCATCATTGCACGAGAGTACGAAGTCACTCAGTTGACTCAGTTGCTCCAAACCATGCCTCCGGACTCCCCTATCTACCCAATTCTTGTTCGTTCCGTCGTGGACAACATGAATCTGTCCAATCGAGAGGAGCTTTTGGCTGCCATTGAGCAAGCTGCACAGCCTAACCCGCAGCAACAGCAGATGCAGCAGCAAATGCAACAAGCACAGCTTCAGTTTCAACAAGCACAGACTCAAGTTCTGCAAACGCAGGCTCAGGAGTCCTCTGCACGGGCTAGCAAGCTCACTGTGGAGGCTCAGGCAATCCCTGCGGAGCTTGAACTTAAGAAGATTGATGTTGCAACCAAGAACCTTAAGCAAGGTGAGGCTGAGGACAAGGAATTTAACCGTCGTTTGCAGATTGCGGATCTTCGTCTTAAGCAAAAGGATCTTGAGATCAAAGAGAAGTCCGTTGAGAACCAACGAATGGCTGCTTCAAAGGAAAAAGAAACTGAAGACATGCTAATGCAGCAACTCTCACAAGAGTAACATTGCATGAGCACGTTAACAGACCTTAAGTTATCGTTCCTGTATAACAGAGTAAATGAAAAACTACAAACCATATCAAAGGCTCCAGGTCCAAAGGGGGACAAGGGCGAACGGGGAGAGCGTGGAGATCCTGGTCCGCAGGGCAAGCAAGGACCACAGGGAGTTCCTGGAAAGGATGGCTCTGACGGAGCACCAGGAAAGGATGGGAGTGATGGTCAAGACGGTGTAGGTGTAGAGAGTGTCTATGAAGCCGCCGATGGGCAGATAGTCTTTGTACTTACAAACGGAGAAGAATACAGCATTGAACTACCCTTGGATGCCTTGGGTGGCACAGAGAAGACAAACTATCTTTTCTCAAGTTCCAGAACATCAAGTAACCCTGTTTCTTTTGTTGCAGTAACGACGACTCCGTATTATATTGTTGATACAGATTTGATTAATGGACATAATGTCTTTGGTGTAAATACAGGAAGTGATGCTACGGTGTACCTTCCTTCAACAGCAATAGACCCAACTAAACTCATTGTGATTAATAACGAAATGCAAAGTTATACAATCACTGTTCAATCAGCGGAAGAATAAATATGGCTTTTCTTATTGATAACGTATACGACTCTGGTCTCTCTTACATTACCAGCAACGGTACTCGTATTGACATTTGTAGTCAGGAGCCGACTACCTATACGCAGGCTACCAGCACCTACACTCTTGGAAACAAGGCGTCAATGACCGTAGGATCGCCTACAAACGGTGCTACGGACGGTCGTAAGGTGGTGGTACCGGCTATTACTGATGGCTCTGTAACGGCTTCTGGGACGGCTTCCCATTGGGCTTTGACCAATGCTTCAAACACCTTGATTGCTACTGGATCTCTCACCAGCAGCCAAAGTGTGACTAATGGCAATACCTTTACTCTGGACGCTATCGACATCACGATTCGTGACGCGACTTCGGTGTAATAAAACATGAGTCAAACACTAGCAGAACGTCTTGCTGAACCTGATATGCAGGGTATCCCTGATTGGCAGGCAGCAACTGTCCTCAATGCGCCGGATACTTCTTTGCCTGTAATTGTAGATTGGCAGACCACGTATGTTGGTCCTGGTTCGATTATGGCTGCTCTAGGACCAACGGAAGGAGCTGCTTTGCTTGATACTATCAAAGCATCTACTGACCCTGTGATGCGTTGGGGTCTTCAAGTAGTTGAAACAGGAAAACTGGACATTGGACTTGCTTCTACTCGGGCACAAATTGATGCCCTTGTAGTCGCAGGAACTTTGACTTCAGCACAAAGGGACATTCTTTTTGCACTTTCTAAAACTGAAAGATATCCTTCTTGGGCTGAATTTAATAACACTTTTGTTGATGCTCGATCTGTGGGTATCGCACGGGGAGGTAAGCCGTAATGGCAGTTGCAAAGTGGGCTACTCCATCAAGCAGATCCAGTAGTATTGTAATTAACGAATTAGACGGATTAGCCGCAAATGGTGAATCTGCTCCAGTTTCTTATGACAATAGTTCTAACAAAAATTTATACGCAGCAGTAACAGTTAAGCTAGGTACTTTTGACCCTGCTGCGGGTGCTTATATCAGTCTAAGGGTTAATATCAGTGATGGCACAGACGCAGCTACGGCTAAATTTGCAGGTGATGTCTATACGGCTTCTGTAGATGACGCTAGTGGCGCTAAAGTGGTAATTTTCCCAATGGTTAGGCTTTACCCGTTTTCTTTGCGCATAAGTGTTATTAATAACGCCAGCACTGCATTTAACGCAGCGGATAACGATATTTATATTACACCTTACAATGAGGACGTAAGCTGATGCCCCGTGGCGTCACTCTTTTTGATGAAAGGCTAATACAGGGTCGGGTTGACCCTGATGCTTTAACGTACATCAGAAAAGTTGAGCGTTCTGATAATGCCTCGCTTGAGCCAGGTGTCAAAGTAGCTATTAATAACTTTGTGATTAACTGCAAAGCCTCTGGTCTTTGGGACAAACTATCATTGGTTGCTATTATGTCGGGCGCAAGGACGCTTACGGGGGCTCTTGTTGTTTTGAAAGGACCAATTAACTCTCTTACCAATACCAACTTTGTTGCAGCCGACTACGACAGGCGCAATGGTTTTACCGGAGACGGTACGGGCAAGTTTTTCGGCACTGGGGCTTATCAAGCTGCTTCTGAAGCATTAGACGACTATCACATTGCCGTTAATCTGACGACGCTGGACACTGTTACCCCTAGCCCTGTCTGGGGCTTTGGTGGAACTGTCTATGATCAAGCGCAAACACACAATAGTACTGTCAGATCAAGAAACACCGGAAACATAACTGTTAGCACTTGGACAAAAGGTTTCGCGTGCGTCTCAAGAAACAACTCAAGCAACTTTGACTGGAGAAACAACAAGAGCACTACAAATTACTCGCAAACCTCAGTTGCAAGAAACGCCGACGCTTTCCGTATCTTACGCAGCGGATCAACCTATAGTACGAACGTAATCAACTATTTTGCTGGTGGCAAAGCTATTACCGCGCTTGCGCTTTACGATGATCTTGTTTCTACTTTGCTTTCTGATATAGCTAGAGCTATTAATTAAATGCTACGCATACGCCAGCCAGCGTTAACTGTTGCTGCGGGAGGTACTGATGCCTTAACTGCTAATGACCTACAGAGCCTTTCACAACTCTCTACGCCTTCTTTGGGGCAGGTTCATGGTCTTTTAGCAGACAATCTCCAGAGCACTTCCTCGGTATCCACACCGAGCTTAGCTGCTTTTTCTAATGTTGATAATCTTCTTGCAGACAACCTCCAGAGCACCTCCAGTGTCTCTACACCCACCTTGGGTCAGACTCATGTGCTTTTGGCTGATGATCTACAAAGCACTTCTTCATTATCTACACCTACTGTAGGGCAAGTCCATGTTCTGCTTGCAGATAATCTACAAAGTGTTTCTTCATTATCTACACCAAGCATTAGCCAAAGCAACGCTCTTCTAGCAGACAATCTACAAAGTGTTTCTACGGTCTCTACGCCTACAGTAGTCTCTTTAGGGACTTCCGCCCTTCTGGCTAATGATCTCCAAAGTGTCTCTGTAATCAGCACACCTAGCCTTTTGCAGAGAAAGCCAATTAACTATGCAGCCAGTGCAAGCATCACTTCACTGTCAGCAATAACCTTCTACCAAAACAGCAACAAGTGGTATGGGTATTAAGAGGACTTATGTTAACCCCTAGAGAAATGCAAAATATCGTTGATCAAATTAATTCCATGTTTAATGGGATTAGGGAGGATCTTGAGAAGCTGAAGAAGGAAATAGAGGAACTAAAGAAGAAGAAAAGTAAAGATTGATTATTTCTTTTATTTATGATATAATTTGAGTATACACAATCCACTTATAAGGAGAAATTGTGAATAAAGAAACTGAACTGTACTACAACAATTACTTTGAACTCTTCCGCACGCCTGGTTGGGCACAATTCGTTGATGAGTTTAAGCAGAATGCCAATGTAATTAATTCCGTAGAAAATGTTAAGGATGCTGAGGAACTTTTCTTCAAGAAAGGTCAATTGACTGTTCTTGCAATGATCATCAACCTCGAAGCATACATTAACCAAGGATTCCAGGATGCCTCCTCTACGGATGTATGATTTTCAATGTAGTGAGGATCACATCTTTGAAGCACTTGTGGAAGACCCAAAAGAACTAGTGTCGTGCCCACGATGTGCTTCTCACTCCAACAGAATTATCAGCCCTATTCGTAGCATCCTTGATCCCCTTAGTTTCCCTACAGCGGAATCTAAGTGGATTAAGGAGCACGAGAAGGCTGGTCGTAAAAACAATGGAAGCCTCTAAGGGGTAACTTTCATTTTTAAATAAATCCACAATGGTTAACGCCACGGAGAAGTAAGTTCAATGGGTAGAGCAATCCTACTTGATGAAGACACAACTGAGCGTCTTGACGATACTGAAGATCAAGAAGTAGATTCACAAACACTACAAGACCCTACGCAACAGGACACTTTTGTAGCACAAGAGTTTACTCAAGATCAAGATGATGATGTTCCTGATAAGTACCGAAACAAGTCTATCAAAGATTTGGTACGAATGCATCAAGAAGCTGAAAAACTTCTTGGTCGCCATAGTTCCGAAGTAGGTGAACTTAGGAAGGTTGTCGATCAGTACATCGCGGCACAACTCAACCAAAACCAAACAGGAAATACGGGACAACAACAGAAGCCAGAGGATGAAGAAGTAGATTTCTTCGTTGACCCTGTAAAGGCAACTCAACAACAGATTGAAAACCATCCTAGCATCCGGCAGGCAAAGGAGTACACGGAGCAAGCTCGTAGAGCAGCTTCTTTGACTCTTGTCAAGAACAAACATCCTGACATGGAAGGGATTCTCAAAGATCCTTCCTTTGCTGAATGGATTCAAGCAAGCAAGATCAGAACTCAACTGTTCGTAATGGCAGACAAACAATACGATGCCGATGCAGCAGATGAGCTTTTTACCTTGTGGAAAGATCGCCAGCAAGTAGTGCAGAACACAGCTACGGTGGAGAAAGCAGCACGTAAAGATGCTCTTCGATCCGCCAGCACTGGAAGTGCACGGGCTAGTGGCGAGCAAAGCGCTAAGAAGAAGTTCCGTAGGGCTGATATCATTAAACTTATGAATTCCGACCCTTCGCGTTACGAGGCTTTGCAACCAGAAATCATGCGGGCTTATGCTGAAGGGAGGGTTATTTAACAATCATTGAGGTTATTTAAAAATGGCTGGTGAAACTTCAGGTGCATATTTTACAGCAGCCGCTGTAGTTGACAAAGTAGCAGCGGATAAATTTATCCCAGAGATTTGGTCTGATGAGATCATCGCATCTTATCAAAAGAATCTGAAGATGGCTCCTCTGGTCAAGAAGCTGACCATGAAGGGCAAGAAGGGCGATCTTATCCACATTCCGAAGCCCGTTCGTGGCTCGGCTTTTGCAAAGGCAGAAGCTACGGCAGTAACGATCCAAGCAAACCTTGAGTCTGAGCTGACTGTTAGCATCAACCGTCACTTCGAGTATTCGCGTCTTATCGAGGATATCGTTGAAGTGCAAGCACTGTCGAGCCTTCGTCGGTTCTACACGGAAGATGCTGGTTATCAACTTGCCCTCCGTGTTGATACGGACCTCTTTATGGTTGCTACGGGCTTTGGCAACGGAACCCTTAACCTTGCTCCTGCCGCAGTTGACGGTACTGCTTGGGTTAACACGGCTACGTTCTACAACGATGCAACGAATGGTCTGTCTGCATATGCTGTAGATACCGTTATTGATGCTGACCCGTATTCCGATGCGGCTTTCCGTGGTCTGATTAAGAAGCTGGATGACAACAACGTACCGATGGACAATCGTGTATTTGTTATTCCTCCGGCACTCCGTTCTGCAATCATGGGCACTGAGCGATATGTCTCCAGTGACTTCCGTGATGCCCGAACGGTACAATCGGGTCTAATTGGGTCTCTTTATGGTATTGATATCTATGTATCGTCCAACTGCCCTGTGATTGAAACCGCAACTCTTAACACGGCAGCAACGAACAGTGTAGATATCCGTGGTGCTCTTCTGTTCCACAAGGAAGCAATTGTCCTTGCAGAGCAGATGGCTGTCCGTTCGCAGACGCAGTACAAGCAGGAATACCTGTCCACCCTGTTCACTGCTGACACGCTTTATGGTGTACAAGTCTATCGCCCTGAAGCAGGTTTTGTTCTTGCAGTTAACGACCTGTAAGTAAAACCAACTAAGTAGGCAGGGAGAAACTCTACACCAAGAGAAGTACCCCTGCCTTCTTTTTATCACTAAGGGCAGTACCAATGACACCTGAAGACAGACTCTCCAGGATTGAAAACAAGCTAGATAAGCTAACCGAAGCAATTCTGACAATTGCCAGAGTTGAAGAAAAGGTTCTTGCTTCCAATGAAAGAATACAAAAGATTGAAGATAGGGTTGAAAAGCAAGAGCAGTCCATTGGGGAGCTGATCTCTAAGGTGGCTGTACATACAAAGCAAGTATCATTCTTTGAAAGAGCGCTCTGGTTTTGTTTGGCTACGCTGGCAAGTTTTGCCACTTATTACATTAAGGTAAGCAACTAATGTCAAATTATACCAAGGCTACTAATTTCACAGCCAAAGACTCCCTTCCTTCCGGCGACTCTCAAAAGATCGTTCGTGGTGCTGAGTTCGATACTGAATTTAATGCCATTGAAACAGCAGTCAACTCTAAGGTGGATAAGTCAGGCGACACGTCCACTTTTGTCAACCTTGCAGTTAATGTTACTGGCACTCTTCCCGTAGCCAATGGTGGCACTAGTTTCGCTAGCTACACCATAGGCGATATTCTTTATGCTTCAGGAGCAACTGCTCTGTCCAAGTTGGCAGGCGTTGCTACAGGAAACTCTATCATCTCTGGAGGCGTAGGCACTGCCCCCTCTTGGGGTAAGATCGGTCTCACCACACACGTCTCAGGCACCCTACCAATCGCCAATGGTGGCACGGGGACTACCTCGACTACCTTCTGTAGTCTTACTACCAATGTAACTGGAACCCTTCCTATCGCCAATGGTGGTACCGGCAGCACCTCAACGACCTATTGCAGTCTTACGGCTAACGTAACTGGTACTTTGCCAGCAGCCAATGGAGGCACTGGTGTTGCCAGTTATGCCATTGGTGACATTC